GATACACAAAGTAATGGTAGAAGATTACAACCGTATAACAGGACTCAACGCCACTCATACGGACGCCTTTGACCCTGTGTTCAGTGAGCACCTCGCCTATGTAGTTCTGAGGCACTACGCAAAGCATATCAGCTCACTCGGCATAGACCCCACAGCAGACCACCTACTGTTCATCTGGAACGGTGGAGGTAGTGCTTGGAAACGAGTGGCTAACCCTAAGGTTGACCAGAAGCAAACCAATTTAAACAGGTATCGAGCTAAGGCTCTACCTATCATCAACAACTTTCGTTCCAAGACACAAGAAGTAGCAAAGAGGCCCTCCGAGGAGGATAACCTAGGCGTGAACCAAGTGAGTAAGAACACCTAACCTGTAACCCCACTCTGGGAGTTACATTCAAAGTAAACTAACTCAAAAAGAAAATATATAATGGCTAATACAAGTCCGTCCCGTTTGGGACAAATCGGCGCTGCAGGAGATGCTAATGCACTCTTCCTAAAAGTGTTCTCTGGTGAAATTCTGACTACTTTCGAGGAGCAGAATATCATGAAAGACCTCCACATGGTTCGCACCATTCAGTCTGGTAAAACAGCTCAGTTCCCTGTTACAGGTATCGCTGACGCTAAGTACCACACTGTCGGTGAAGACATCGTGGATGCAAGCAATAGTTACCTCTCGTCTATCAAGCACGCTGAGCGCACCATCAACATTGATGACGTTCTGATTGCTTCGACATTCATTGCTAACATTGACGAGCTAAAGAACCACTACGACGTCCGTAGCATCTACGCTAAGGAGCTTGGAAAGGCTCTTGCTAAACGCTTCGACATCGCAACAATGAAGACTCTCTTCGCTGCTGCTGGTGGTACTTCTCAAGTTGGTGGTAACAGTGGTACAAGCATCTCTGGTGCTACTACTACAACTGCTGCTGGTCTTGTTGACTCGCTGTATGCTGTTGCTCGCTCGCTTGACGAGAAAGACGCTCCTGATGAAGGTCGTTTCGCAGTCCTCACTCCAAGCCAGTACTACACCCTCCTCACTGCTGACAACGTTGCGATCAATCGTGACACAGGTGGTGTTGGTAATGTTGCAACTGGTAAGATTGCTCAGGTCGCAGGTATCAACCTCTTCAAGAGCAACCACCTTGATTCAATCATCGGTCTCGGTGATGACTCGGCTGTTGCTACTGGTGATGGCGCGTCTAACAATGACGTGTTCGGTAGCGCTGGTTCTGGTTACAATGGTGACTTCTCCGCTCTTAGCGGCTCGGCATCTGCCAAGGGCTTCCTTGCAGGTACTAAGGAAGCTATCGGTACTGTTAAGTTACTCGACTTGGCTACTGAGTCCGAGTACCAGATTCAACGTCAAGGTACTCTGTTCGTTGCTAAATACGCAATGGGCCACGGCGCTTTGAGGCCAGAATGTGCTGTGAAGGTTCTTCCTGCATAGTAATTAACAATTAAGCGGAGCCCCTTGGGACAATCCCCTTGGGGCTCTTTTTAAACCACACAACCCACTATCTATTTGAAAGAAACTAAACAGTGTCGCATTTGCAAAGAGGACAAGCACCTCAGCGAATACCATGTTCACAGTCATAAGACTGGTAAGTTACGCAGTGAGTGTAAGGCTTGTAGACGTAGCAATGATCTCAACCGCACTTATGGGATTAATGCAGATGAATATAATGCCCGCCTAGAATCCCAAAAAGGTGTTTGCGCTATTTGCGGCACAGACACGCCCACAGAAAACCATGACGAAACTCGTCCACATCTTTACGTAGACCATTGTCACACCTCAGGAGCCGTTAGAGGTCTCCTGTGTGGTAATTGCAACACTGGTCTCGGATTTTTCAAAGACAACCCTGAGCGCCTAAAAGCCGCCATTCAATATTTAACAAAGAAGTAATATGCCCACTCTGACCTCCAAACTAGAAGCAGTTAATTCAATGCTAGGACACATTGGCGAAAGCCCTGTGAACAGTATTAGTAACACCAACGCACTCCCTGTTTCCGCTGCTACTGCTATCTCTGCTCTTGATGAGATTAGTCGTTCCGTTCAGTCAGAGGGTTGGCAATTCAACACAGAAGTAAACGTCACCCTAAGCCCTGCTGGGGATGGCTCCATAACTTTATCAGAGGACATCCTTGAGCTAGACCCCATCGACACTTCAATAGATGTCGTACAGCGTGGTTTAAGTCTCTTTGACCGTTCCAATAACACCCAAGCATTCACCAAAGCTCTCAAGGTGAACCAGACACGTCTCCTAGATTGGGAGTCCCTACCAGAGCCAGCTCGACGTTATATCACCTTGCAAGCATCCCGTGTGTTCCAAGGACGAGTCGTGGGCTCTCGTGAGCTAGAAGCGTTAATCGCTCGTGATGAATACAAAGCTTATGCTGCTCTCACTGAATTTGACAGCGGAAGCTCTGACAGAACTATATTTGACAACTATGATGTGGCCTCCAGAATTGGTCTTAATCGCAACTACGACCTTACATAAACAATGGCTTTAATTAACACCAGTGTTCCCAACCTTATCCAAGGTGTCTCTCAACAACCAGATGCTACACGCTTTGATGGACAATGTGAGGAGCAAGTAAACGCTCTTAGCTCTGTTGCAGAAGGCTTGAAGAAACGCCCTAACACTCGGCACATCGCTAAGTTGTTAGATACGGCTATTGATGCGAATAGCTTTGTTCACTTCATTAATCGGAGTGCATCTGAGAAGTATGTAGTTATTCATGATGGCACTTACATGTGTGCCTACAACCTACAAACAGGGGCAGAGGCTTCAATTAAAGTTGGCTTATCTATCTATAAAAGTACATGGACAGCAAGTGAGATTACAGCACACAATGCTGATGATGACGATGGCGTGCCCGTCAATGAAACTACCTATGTAGGGACAGGCTACCCAGTCGATTCTTCTTACTTAGATGTAAGCAATCCCCATAAGAACATGAAGGGGCTCACTGTTGCGGATAACACGTTCCTGTTAAATACTAACAAACCTGTTACCGCATCTCTTACGGACATCTCCGCCCCTGTAAATAAAGATGCTTTTGTGTTTGTTAAGCAGGGAGACTACTCCAAGAGATATGCTATCATATTCAACGAAAACCAATCCGCAGTATTAGGTTTCACGACTAGTATAGCATTTTATCATGAGCAAACTCCCGTTTTCGGTAATCACTTTACAATAAGCAGTGGAGGTAGCGGTTACCCAGCCAACGCAGAAATTCCTTGGTTCAATAACGTCTCCTACTTCGGGAGCTCACAAGGGACACTTTATTTAACCACCAATGCTTCAGGAGTTGTTACTGGTTTCAAGGCTAGCGATATAAGTTATACAAACACTTTTACAGCGTTTACGCTCGGAGGGTCACTATCGAGCCAATCCGTACCGAGCCCATCAGGTGGTGGAACATCAATAGGTTCCGTAGACATAACCTCATACAACGCACAACATAATAGCTCCAGCGGCGAGGGTGCTAGGTCAACGAGTATCATCAATCGTCTTTATGCTAACGCAAACGGCAATAACACTCTTAAAAGCTACTTTACCTTGGATAATAAGGGAAACGGGATTCGGTTTACTTTAAAAGCCTCCGCGACCTCCGAGGACTTTTTTATTAGGACTGAGGATGACCTTTCGGGTGGCGGGCTGGGCTTACTATATAAAGAAATATCAGCTCTCTCATCTCTACCTCTGAATTGCCCTAATGACTTTAAGGTTAAAATCATAGGAGACGCCGAGATTGACCAAGATGATTACTATGTACAGTTTAAGACTTCCAACGGTAGTGATTGGAGTGAAGGTTCTTGGCAGGAAACTGTGGGCTTCAGTACCACCCAGAGTTTAAATGCCTCAACCTTACCAATGCAGCTAACCAATAATGGTGTAGACTCCTTCACTCTTCAGGAGGCCTCTTGGGATTCACGTACCGTAGGAGATGATAACTCCAACCCTATGCCTTCCTTTGTCGGTAAAAAGATTAACAGTATCGGGTTGTTTAAAAATAGACTTGTGATGTTATCGGATGATAATGTTATCTTCTCCGAAGCGGGTCACTTCTTTAACTTCTTTAGAAACACCACAACAACCTTATTGGACTCTGCTCCTATTGACGTGTCTGTTAATTCTAAACAGGTCACGAACCTAAAGAGCGCCATAGGCTTCCAAGAAAACCTTATTTTGTTCTCTGAGTCTGCTCAGTTTGCCCTCAAGGGTGGAGACTTACTTACGCCAAAGACTGTCAGTATTAATCCAATTACCAACTTTGATTATACATCGGACATTGCCCCCTTACCTCTAGGTTCGTACATCTACTACCCGTTCACCCGTGGAGCCTACACAGGTCTTCGTGAGTTCACTGTGAATGCTAATACGGATGTCTATGACTCCGCTGAGGTGACTGAACACGTTCCGTCGTATATCCCAAAGAACATTGTGAATATGGCAGGGACATCCTCGGAGGACATCATAGCACTCGTAAGTGGAGATGAACCAAGTTCTCTGTACATCTACAATTACTTCTGGAACAACCAACAGAAAGTCCTGAGTGCGTGGTCGAAGTTTACCTTCACTGGTGAGATACGAGGCATGGAGTTCATCGAGTCTACCCTCTACGCAGTCATCACCAACAACGGAGAAACGAACCTCGTTGAGATGCCTCTAGAGTCTGGTCTATCGGACGCTGCTGGTTATGTTACTCACCTCGACAACCGAGTAGCAGCTACAGTCACCAATGGCTCCTCTACAATCACCCTTCCGTACACTCCAGAGGATAACTCAGTGGAAGTCTATACGACTGATGGGTTAGCCCTTAACTGCACCAATAGCGGCTCTACAGTCACCCTTAGCAGCCCTGTGTCAACCGATACGGATGTCTGGGCAGGTATCCCTTATACAATGAAGTACACGTTCTCTGAGCAGCTCTTCAAAGCTAAAGCGGGGAACGGTAAGAGTCCTAGTAATGCCACCAAGCTGATGATTAGGAACGGTTCCCTTTACTTTGATAAGTCAGCTTACTTTAAAGTTAAGGTG